TTTACGATCAAGACAATGTTTATGATGAATTTACTCAAGAAGAAATTGTAGAATGGCTCGGCCAGTTAAATAAAGAACAATTTTTTAAGGTTGTATCTTTCTTTGAAAAAATGCCAACCGTATCGTGTGATATCAAATATACCTGTGAGGAATGTGGTAAAGAAGAATTTATTCCAATGAGAGGTCTTCAAAGTTTTTTTATATAGCGCTGAGCCATAACAGCTTAGCTAATATGTACTATACAAATTTTGCATTAATGCAGCATCATAAATATTCATTAACAGAGCTTGAAGATATGATGCCATTCGAACGTGATATTTACTTACAAATGCTTACCGACTTATTAGAGAAACAAAAAGAACAAAAGTAATGGCTAACACACTAACTTTACCAGATTTAGGCACAACAAGTGAAAGCATACAAGATATTCTTTCTGAACAGAGAGATGTGTCTATTCGTATTGAAAGTATAGTTGAGCGTTCTTATTCTAAATTAAATATTATAGAAGATGTTCTAAAAAGTCAACTTGCAATTCAAGAACAACAAGCAAATTTCTTACGCACTCAATCAGAGAATGCAGAGTTTGCAGCTGAAGAAGCAAGAAGAGAAGCAGAGAGATCACGTTTAGCAGCATCAAGTGCAACTGCTACTCTTGCAGCAGATCGACCCGGCGGTGGAGGATTTGGTTTAGGCGGTGTCGCTGCTGGTCTTGCGGGTGGTTTAGCCGCTGGCGGTGCTGGAGCTGCATTACGTACATTAGCTGGCCGTTTACTACGAGGTGGTGGCTTAGCGGCCCTCGGTTATTATTTTGGAGATCAATTAGGTAAATTTTTAGCTACTGAAGCTGATGCTTTGTTAGATGACGCTGGAGTATCTCAAGAATGGCAAGACACTATTGTTAATTCTTTGAGAGAAAATACAGATACTGCTCTTATCTTTGGTGGTATATCTAAAATACTGTTTAAAAGAACTTTACCTGGTTTAATTGCGGGATATGTCCTCGGTGGTTTAGATATAGAAAAATTATTCTCTAATGATGAAGCTGAACGTCAAGAGTTTTATCAGAATCTAGAAGATGAGATAATCACTGGTTGGGATTTTATTTATGATCGTCCTCAAGCAGCTGCTATTTTTGGAGTAGGAGCTGGATTAGCTTTACTTACAAGAGGTCCTTTACTTAAACGGTTAGCGGTAGGTCTTATAGGAGCATACGGTCTTAGCAATCTTCTCCCTGGTGATGAAGATATAGATACGTTTAATACTAGGATGACCAACGCTGTTGTTAGTGAATTAGAGCTAATGGGGTTTAGTGAAACAGCAGCTGAAGCAGCTGTTGACATTGGCGATGCTGCATTTTCTGGATTAACAACAGGTTGGTTAGCTGGTCTAATTAATAAGCGTTTAAAAATACCTGCTATGATAGCCGGGTTTCTTTGGAGCTATTTTGATCTATCTAGAATATTTACCCCTGAAGGCCGAGACAGTTTGGGCGATAGTGTTGAAGAATCTGTAAGACGTTTACTTACTAATGAGGGTATGTCTGAAGATTATATTAATGCTACTATTGCTGCGCTCGGTATCAGTGCTGGCGCAGTTGCTGGTAGTAGAATACTGAATCGACCACCGTCATCACCAGAAACATCGACAACACCAGATCAAGATAGAGATGCATTAAGACGTAGAGTACAAGGCTTAACAGATGCAGAGCTAGAAAACGCTGGTTTAAGAAGATCATCAAACAACAGAATCCAAAGAATTACTCCTTCAGGATCAGCCGCGGGAGCTTTTGTATCTAATGCTGAAGTTGATGATCTCGTAAGACAATCTAAAATTAAATCTAGATTTCCTAGAATGAGCAAACGAATGTTCGGGGCACTTATAGGTGCAGGACTTACCGCGGCGGAAATGTATTTAATATTAGAAAATGAAAATACAAGCCCGGCTGAAAAAGCACAACAATTGGGTGGTGCGGCAATAGGTCTTTTAGGTGGTGCTGCTGTAGGTGCACTCATTGGTTTTGTTGCAAGCTGGTATACTGGTCCAGGCACTTTAGTTATTACCGGGTTAGCATCGCTAGCTGGATACGCGTTTGGCGATTGGATGGCAACCGCGTTCTTCGAATGGATGCTTGAAGCTAGATCTGATAACGAGCTTAGTACATTAAATAATAATATAACTAATCAAATTGCCGGTATAGGTTCTCAAGCTGATGTCAACGCGTATTTACGAGAGTACGGTATCCTGATTGGGCCAACCGATAATACTCCATCTACATCAACTGTACAGGGTGGTAGAGGTAGTATTAATGAAGCGCCAGGCGCAAGAGCACTTGCTGGTCAAATTTCTGGTGTTCAAACTCAATTAAATAATGCACGACAAGAGAGATCAGAAGCTTCTAATAGAGCTGCAAGAAGAGCAGCAACGCAGAACGTTCTGCGTTTAGAACGGGCATTAGAAGAGCTTGAAGAGCAGCTTGAACAATTAAACGAAACATTCCGTCAAGTTCAAGCACCGCAACCGGAAAATGTAAGCTACGTAGCGCCGCAGACTTCTGAAGGTAGAGTTATAATGGCAGCTGCAAGAGGTAATAATGCACCTCGTCCAATGCAAGCAGCGTTTAACCCTAGTTTTGGTCAGCCTGAATTAATAAGAGCTTCTCTAAGTACTGAAGGAACTTCTACCCCCCCAGGTCAAACATTTCCTATACCATTAACAGGTGGTGCTGAAGCTAGGGGTGCAGAATCGTCTTTAGTATTTCAACCATTATTTGGTAATGCATTAACGGCTATGTATAATGCTGCGCCAGAATATGTGCAAAGCGGTTTAAGAATTCTTTCTGGTTATAGATCGCCCGATTTTCAAGCGCGACTATATGAGCAAAAGCTTATGGAAGTTAGAGCAGCACATCCTGAATGGAGTGATGCTCAAGTAGAAGCAGAAGCTCGCAGATGGGTTGCTCCACCAGGAAGTTCAAGGCATAATACCGGGCAAGCTGTAGATTTATCATATGCTAATAATAGAGTGAAGCAATGGGTGCATAATAATGCTGAAAGATATGGTCTGCACTTCCCGCTTGCAAATGAAGATTGGCATATAGAAATGATGGGCTTAGATGGTAGAAGAGTAGCTATGGCTGATACTCCACCGGTGTCTTTCGCTAATATAAGGCCTTCCCAAACACCTGGACCAGATACCATGATTGCTGAAGGTCCATCTGCTGAACCAAGTATAGAACCGGTTGCACCTTCTGACCAAAGAGCTGCGGATAGTATGTTGGCAGATATTGGATCTGGTGGTGGTGCAGGCGGCTCTAGTTTCTTTGATGCATTTAATGGTGGATTAGGTGCAGTTTTAGGTTCTAGTAATCCTGAAGAAGCTGGTGCAATATTGTTACAAGACTTCTTTTCTCAGATCGGAGTTGGACGTCCTGGTGTAACACCTGGTGCAGTTGAATTAAACAGAGGTTCTGAGAATGCTACAACAGCACCTATAGTAATTAATGCTCCACAAATTAATAATGATAACTCTGTACAAGCAAGCGGAGGTGGGGGTAGAGAAAGAACATCACAGCAATTAGCTATTGCGCCTATCGGTGAACGTTCAGTTGCTTCTACTATTTCTGACTGGTGGGATGCCACAATGGCATAAATCAAAAGAGGGGCCTTCCTAGGTGCCCCTCTTTCTATCTTCACTGTATACCGGAAGACCGCACCTCATTACGTGCTGAGGGTCACACACCATTCCGAAAGCTGCAGACTTTCGGATGGATTTTTAGTCATCAGCAGCCAACTTCTCAAAGAATGACATACTGTCATCATCGTCATCTGTACTAGATGCAAATGAAGGAGCAGGTGCTGACTTCTGCATTGGTTGAGGCGTATTATCAATCTCAATTTCATCTGCACGAGTATTACTTCCAGCAGAACCATCAAGACCAAGTACACGATTCAACTTGGCTTTAAGCTCATCATATGACTTAAAGTTCTTAGGATCAAGAAACTCTTGTAAAGAGTATTCTGATTTCCAGATCTTCTCAAGCGCTTCATCGTCTTCTAGAAGAGCAGACGGAGTATCGAACTCAGACTTATCATAGTTACGATAACCTTCTACATTACGAATCTTAAGCTTGAAGTTAGCACCTTCCCAGAAGTCGAAAGGATTAACTGGATTCTCATCTTCGAACTCAGGGTTCATAGCCTCGTTAAGCTTGTCGAAAATCTTCTTACCAAACTTATAAAGGAATACTTTACCTTCGTTTTGAGGATTAGATGGATCTTTTACAACGTAAATATTAGCGTAATAGTTTAGACGACGCTTCTGCTTACGTACAAGATCTTTATTAGACTCAATACCTGAATTCCAAAGCATAGAGTTATGCTCAGATACAGGATCTTTCTTATTGATAGTAGTCAATGACTCTTCAATGTACCAACCACCCGGTCCTTGGAAACCATGATTAAAGATACGAACCCAAGGAA